AGGTTGAGTTCATTCAGTATGGCGACATTAAAATCGTTAAATACGCAGAGCTTACAGCGGCTATCCACGATTTAGCTTTGATCCCTGTTTCATTGACTTGGAACTTACCAAACCGTGCCGTTTTAGCGCTGGGATTGCCTAACGTTAACTATGTAGAGCAAGGCGAGTTCGCTACTTTCTACGATGAGGTAACCGGAAGCTGGAAAGCTTCTTACGGATTGACCACTGCGCTAGTGGATCCTTACCCTGGAGACTTCTACGTATTAGGCTATTAATCTTTAAATAAAAGTAAATGGCAAATTGCTATAAACCAGACGATGTCGCACTAGGTTGCGACTCTGCAGACTTACAAGCCCTTTCGGGGGCTCTGTTAATCGACTTGGCGGCTTTCAGAGGAACAAAAAGCGCAACGCTTAAGTTTACTTTGGAAAACATCGAGGTCATAGACCCTGACACGGGCTTATATCCGTTACCTGCATCTGACTACTACCCTGTTAGAGTGGAGTGGGCTAAGAACGCAGTTAAGCCGAATTACGAGGTTAACTCTAGCGAGGTTAAAAATGACACCTATACGCAAATCGCGACAGGTTTAATAATTAACAATTCGGAGAGCAACCAAGGTAAAGAGACTACTATGGCGCTGGCGACCCGTAAATGGGCGTTTGTATACAAAGCCTCAGGAGTGGCTGACGCAGACGACGCTTACCAAGTTTTAGGAGCTAAAAACGGTTTGCAATTCGTTGTTGAGCCAACTAGCGACGACGTAGGGGGAAGAGTTACCGGATCTTTGAGAAGCTTAACAGGCGGCGGAGAGGCTAACCCTAACGGGTACAACTTCTTACTTACTACAGGCATCGAAGACACGGAGACTTTATTCAACGACCGTTTTAACGTTGTAGTTATACCGTAATGACAGCGGAAGAGTTTAACGCCTTACCTGTAGAGGCGAGGCGTTTTATAGAACTGCACGCGGGTTGCTTGTCTTGCGGCAACAAAGAGTCAAAATTAACCAGAGCTTACGAGCTCTATAAATCGCACAAAATGGCAAACGTATATGTATTATTCGGCGGAGGCATTAACTACTCAGTAGACGGAAATAGAGGCGTACTCTACAACGTAAAAGAGGACGACAGCCCCGCAGATATCAGAGCTAAGCTAGCTATAGCGGCTCGACTTAAAGAGGTAAGTCCTGAGTCCTTCATGTCTTATGACGAAAGAGCTATCGAGGATTTAATCGCCTCTTTACCCGAGGAGGAAGTGATCGACTTAACGCCTGAGTTATCAGACGAGGAAAAGGCAGCACTTGCAACCGAAGAGGCCCAGAAAGTAGCAGACGCTGAGGCGTGGGCGGAACGCTCTGCAATTATCGGCATCGATACTAAGACAGCGTCTTACGAAGACTTGAAAGATTTTGCGAAAGTGAAAGCCCTAGAGGTTAAAAGTCAGAGTAAAAAAGACCATATCGCCTCGATCGATGCAATAGTTATCGAAGAGGACGACTTAACTTAAAAACTTAAAAATATGTTTACTGGCTTTTTTAAAGTTGAGTCTACTAAAAAAAGAAAAAAACCCGTCGATACTAAAGGATACGTCCAAATATCTGACGGGTTATTTTTTGAAAGACTGGACAGCGCTTATTTGAACAGCCCGACGGCGACAATGAATATTTTAAAGTTTTTAGAGTATTGCATTCCTGCGGGATTACTTGAAGAGTATAAGCCTATCTGGCACAAAATAGCGAGCGACTACATCCGCTACGGTTACTACGTGCTTAATGTTACTTATGACATCGACGCAAACGTAACGGGGTTTATTTATAAAAACCCAAAACACTTTTTAATTAAAGATAAAGACGACAACGACAACGCCTCGACGTTCATAAATATAAAAACTAATAAAGTTTACCCGACTTTCAACAGCGACCCTGTCATAGTTAAGTCGCAATACCCTAAAGAGGGGTATCTTAAGTATACGGGTCAAATTTACATGTATAACGATACGTCAATGCCTTACCGCATAACGCCGTTGTACTCAGTGGCTAAATGGATGGAGACCGAAGCGGACGCAGCCACTTACGTAGAGAAAGCCAGCGATAACGCTATGTTTGGGAATAACATTTTCGTTATAAAAGCAAGCTCGGACGCAGACGCCAAAGAGATAGAAATTCTAGGCGAAGTAAAAGAAGCACTTAGTGGCGCTAAAGGCGTCGAAGAGACCGCCCAAAACCTACTTATCGAGTGGAAAGGCGACACGGAGGACGTTACGAAATTGCTTTCTAAGGTTTCTATATCAAACGAAATAGACGTCGACCTGTTCAACGCTACTGACGAGAAAGCCTCTAATAAAATATGCATGGCCTGCTATGGATTCCCTGAGATTCTTATCTCAAATAACGACGGGCTTTTCGGAAACAGCGGCGAAGCGATACAAACTGCGACGCAATTATGGCAGGACTCCTGCTTACGTGAGGCCGATAAAATGCTAACAGGTTTTGCAGAGATTGGCATTCCCATAACTAAAGAAGTAGAACAAGTCGAAGAGGTTGACACTTCTATAAAAGACGGACAGGACGAGCTACGCTCTACAGTCGGAGGAGCTACTCTAGTATTAGAGGTTCAGAAATCCGTAGCCGCTGGCACGACTTCAAGAGAAAGCGCGATAGCGTTATTCGAGACCTTTATGGGATTGAATACTGCAGAAGCAACAAAACTATTAGGTAACCCGCAAACACCCGCAACAAATGGCAGCACTAACGACCCCGACCCTAGCGGAGCTTAAGCAGTTCTACCCGACAACGGGATCGCTGGAAACTTCGAAAATACAAGAGCTTACGGACTACGTAAAAAACCATATATTTTTAAAAATGTTTGGTTTTGAAGCGTCGACCAAAATAAGCGACGGGACTATAGGCGACAGTGCCTCGTCCACGTTCTTAGGCTTCCAGAAGTTCCTCGCTTTGTGCGTTGCGTACCAACAGGAGCGCGACCCGCTTATGAGTACAAATTTTGGGAGTAAGATTATTTCGCGGGCAAACGTAACGGATCCAACTAACAACCAAAAAAGCATAACGCTTGGAGACTTAGAGGGGACAATTTCAATTCATTACGCCGAAGCCTGGAAAATAGTAAACAATTCTAAATGCGGAGGCGTTCCAGCTTGGGGCGGTTATTTTTCATATAAAATTAGTCGGTTATGATAGATCACTACGACTTTGATAACGCCAACGTTGACGGAGATAAAGAGGCCGTAATAGTTCCTAATCCGCCGACGCTTGTAAACAAGCTAAGCGCTCACGAAACTAACGGCATCCGCGATAAACTTAACGAGCTGGTAGACTTCGCAAACGGAGGAGGCGCGCCCGTAGTTTATCCGGACTTACGCATATTATTTAAAGCAGACGGCAACTTGTTATCGACATTAGAAATAGGCGACATCGTCCACGGATTCGCCGACGCTACGACCGTATGGTCTAAAGCCCGTTACAATGGCGGAGATCCGACAGACAGGACTAACTATACGCCGAATTACGGGGAGATCCTTCCCGTTTCGGTTGTAGCGCCAATTACAGGAGTAAATCAAGTTTTCGAAGTACCCTTTCAAGTCGGTACAGTCTTAAAGTCCAGAGGCGAGCTGTACAGAGGCACAGAATGGACTCAGGCAGACGACGAAGTCACAATAATTGTAAACGTAACAGCAGGAAACACTTTATATTTTAAACCTTAATACTATGAAAAAATTAATATTTATATTTTTAGCACTATTATCTTTTAGCTCTTACGGACAGGCGATTTTTGACGAGGGCGTGCAGATACCGAACGGACAGCCGACGGTTACGACTACGCCGTTTATAACCGCTACTGCCTCGGACGGCCTGCAGACTAAGATCTTAGGGCAAAATATTCCTATTCCGCAAATACCGTTAAATTACAGCGTACTTACGCCTAATATTGGCGGGCATTTATCCGGAATTGATAATAGATTAGGTACAATAGTAGCTACAACTGCAGGGGTAACAACTAGAGTTTGGTTTACAGCTGACGGAGCTACAGTAGGGGGAAATCCTTATTATCAAACACAAATAACCAAAGGGGCTACAGCTAGCGCAATTCAAAATGTTACGAATGACGATAACGAGAAAAGATATTTTGCTCAGGATTTAATAGGTGCGCCGTTTGTATCAGCAACAATGTTTCCGCCCGGGGTTTATGCGGGCAATCTATCAGCCTCAAC